CTACCATCGACCTTTCGTCAGCGAGTGACTTGCTTAGCCTTAACCTGGTTAAGCTCGTATTCGCTAACAAAAAGGAGTTCTTGTATGAACTACTTCGATGGCGAACCCCGCGTGCCTACAGGGACGGAAGTCCTTGTAGTCTCCGCAAGTTTGCTGGTATGGGTAATGCAACTACTTTTCCTGTGCAAAGCTTGGTTTTCGCTACTATTTGCATAGCGGCGATGGCCGAGCAGGATGGACAAGGTTCCCCATCCTACAGGAAATGTTGCAATTACGCCAGTCAAGTCAGAGTGTTCGGTGATGACATCATCGTTCGCTCTGATTACGCACTGACGGTGGTGAGTTGGCTAACTTCTTTTGGTCTTAAAGTCAACCAGAAGAAGAGCTTCCTTGTTGGAAACTTCAAGGAAAGCTGCGGCATGGACGCCTTTAAAGGTTACAATGTAACCCCGGTGTACCTTCGCCGTTGGCCTGATATCCTCGATGGTGCTGATGACATCGCATCAGTTGTAGCTACAGCTAACCAACTTTGGTTACGCTGTCTCTACACTGCTGCAAATTACTTGGTACAGGTGGTCGAAACTTCCTTACGGAAGCGTCTTCCGCTCGTATCACGTAACAGTGGTGCCATCGGTCTCTTTAGCCGTATTGATGCTATGGAAGCCCATGGCTGGGATTCCTCGCTTCAACGTCTCTATTGTAGGACGCTAGTCGTTCGCTCCCGTTCAAAGAGCGACCGCCTAGACGGTTACGGAGCCCTTCTCAAATTCTTTCATACTCCTCTCATTGAGAGGGATGATCGACATTTGAGTCGAGTACCTTGGAGATACCATTCCTGCTTGAAGAAGTCAAAGGTTCCGACGCAAGTCGTTGCCAATGATGACTACCAGCAGGCTGGCAGCCCGAGGTGGAAGACCGGATGAATAATCCGGAATCGCGACCCTCGTTGGTATCGCGATAGGAGCAAGTTAGGACTCAGCTTTTCGTTGTACTCAACGGGTTGTTGAGAACTAACGTGATTAGCCGTAAGGCTAATCGCCAGGTTGGCGGCCA